TTCCGCTTCCTGTTGCGATTCCACTTCCTGTTGTGATTCCGCTTCCAGTTGTGATTCCTCTTCCTGTTGTGATTCCGCTTCCTGTTGCAATGCCGCTTCCGGTTGTGATGCCGCTTCCTGTTGTGATTCCGCTTCCTGTTGACACGCTACTACCAGATGACACGCTACTACCAGATGAGACGACACTTCCAGTTGCAATTCCGCTTCCTGTTGACACGCTATTACCAGATGATACGCTACTACCAGATGACACTCCGCTTCCAGTTGGGACGCCACTGCCACTGCCACTTACAACCTTCTGTTTGACAAATACCTTAAAAATGTCAGTAATATTTAACTTCAACACATTATGGAAAAACAGGACAATAATCTCGACCACTAGAAGAATCCACGCCAGTGTTTCCACAATCATTACAGATAACGGTTTCCCCTCATAGGTCATTGGTATTCCAGACACAAACAGAAACACATAGAAAACAGCAATAAACACGAGTGTGTATAAAATCGACGTCCAATCATTCACAAATTCACCAGTACCATTCAATATAGACACTATGGACTCTTCTTGGTAAGAGGCGGATGTATAATAGAAAAAATAGAACAAATATAATCCGAGTAAGCCTAACAGTGTAATATCTAGGACTCGACCGGTAAAGGACATTCCGCCAGATACCGGCACAAACAATTTAATCAACAAAAAAACCACCATATATATCGCTAAAAACCATAATAGAAAGAATAGGTTGGTCTTTGTAAATATATCAAATCCTTCAGTTTCGTGTTCGGACATATATCATATACAAAATCAGTAGACAATTATCCAACACGCTCCGGCATCCTGCGATATACTAAGCAATATGCGTGGGGGTTGACCACTGCCCTTTGTACATCATCTGTAGATATACATTCTATCTGTTCATCGTTGCAGAAATACCACTGTTTGTCATAGGTGTCTCGGGTAAATGCCACATAATGTCCTCCTTGCAGATTCCCCACATGACTACATACCCCCACCAACGAGTATTTATATTTCTCCGGATTATACCCCACAATATATTTGGACAGGTCTAATCCCCCCTCTTCGTGGGGATACTCAATCATATTCACATTCTTGCGGTCCCCATTAAATCGCTGTAAGGTAATCACCAGAATGGACGGACTACTCCACAACCGGATACGCTTACATATATTTTCTTTCTGGCCCGTTTTCTCATTAAACCACGCATTATCTCCTTCTAAATATTCGTCCCGCACAAATTCATCCAAACAGTTGTACAGGGTGGTAGCCCCAGCCGGAATGGGTAAATCGAGCTGGCTATACACCTCCGACTTGGAAGTATGCTTCACACCCCCATCGCGCGCCCATATTTCAGACATATAAATGCCGTTGAACATAGACACAATTTCGGAGTAATCCTTGGCATGTGCATCCAGATAAGCCTTATAACATTGTATGGCCATCTCATCAATCTCATTTTCGGGATTACCGCGGATTTTCGCCGTAATGGGTCGTGCAAGCACTTTATGCACACTCTCCGTAATGAACAACAAGAACTCGGTAATATCATTCTGGTTTCCCATGGCGAAGAGTTCGCGGCTCTTCGCTTGGGCAGTGAGCGACATCAAATGCAGGAATTTATGTGGCGCAACAATACGTTTCTCCTGCTTCGAGTTTTCAAACATTACTTGCCGCAGTTCTTTCCACCCGTTTACCAGATAAGAGTCTGGTGTGTCGCTGGCTGTGTTCCACGTTTGCAGAAGGTCGGTCAATTCATGTATTTGGTAGAGAAGTTGGATACATGAATTCATAAAACATGTGTTGCCTAGGTTTTGTAATCCTGGCGGTGGCATTCTTCCCAATAAATGTAAATGTAGATAGATGTTTTTATACTGTGTTTTTTTGCACAATATGTACTATGAATTACATATTGTATATGGGAGGATTTAGGCGAATAAATATATAGACAAGGTTTTATAATAACCTATCATGAATATGCCAAATAACGTGTTATATATTGTATCTGACCTGCAAAAATGCATTTCGGACATTACTGAATGCCACGAGCGAGTAATGTCCTCCTTTAATCAGAGTATTGGGAATTACTATGAAAATGCACATACAATGATGCGGTATCCAAATAATAATCATACCTTTGAGAACCGTGTGGCGATGCATTACGAACAAATGCAGTTTCATAACCAAATCATTCATCGTTCACTGACAATTGTGGAAAATGCAATGAACCAATTGGTATTGAATAACGGGAATCGAAGTGCTAGAACACGGACGGAACAGCGGCCGGTAGATATAAGTGCGGCGCGGCCACAAACGTCTCGTACCACGGACAACCTTATACAAGAAATGATGGCGAGTATTTTATCACCCACACCGCCGCCCCAGCGATTATCCCGATTCAGCACAACACCGCCTCCCAGTTTATATTCCCTGTTTTCCAGTGGGATTGGACCCAGTTTGGGGACTGGAATATATGGCTTTGATGCTACTATACAAATAGAACCTGCGGAAAACCTTACAAGAGCAGAAGTGGAGCAATATACCGAGTTGGTGGAATATCATGCGAGTAATTCGGACATGACGGAGACGCGTTGTCCCATTACGTATGAGGATTTTGTGGAGGGGGAGCAGGTGCGGCGAATTCGATATTGTCGTCATTATTTCAAAGACAGTGCAATTACTGGATGGCTACGTAATACTCGGGGGAGTTGTCCGGTGTGTCGCCATATACTTCATGATATGGATAATACAGTGGATTAAACGCTTCTACGTTTGCTTTGTAGTCTGCGGCGATAGGAGGATATAGACTGTGTTTCTTCTGGTTTTACGAGATTTTTTTCTGGGTTTGCGATATGTTTCACTGTCTTTCGTGAGCGTTTTAGGGGTTTGCCTAATAGAAAATTATTGGTGGGTGGCATACTTGTGGCCTTTGGTAAATCTATAACCTTCGGTAAACCTTGTTCCTTACCGGTAGATTTAGAAGTCTTATTTGGCGTATATTTCATAAACCACTTTTCATATTCCGGGGTTCCCCGTTTCAGTTCGTGGAATTTCTGCGCTTTTTCCATTCGCAAATCAATCTGCGACGGTTGTTTCCCGATACAATTCATACTGAATCGTTTTAAGACCCCACGTTGTTCCAACCGATTATGTTGTTCCACTTCAAACAGGAACTTCGCCATACACAAAATACGGGTTCGGAACTGCTTATACTCATTCGCATAAATAAAGGCCAAATAAAAACTCAGCATGGTGTCAATCGTCGCAACATTCACCTCGAATCCGTGTACCGTTATCTTGTTGTAATTATGGCACGCAATGGGTTCATATATGAACGCCACTGTATCTTCCCCCACACGCAGCTCAATACGCGCAGGAATGATTTCCCCAATCGCCTCATGCCTCACCCGATTTACTTTATGAATTCCATTATTCTTCAGTTCCTCCTCCACAATGGTCGCACATAAATCAATGTCTTCACTTAATACATCGAAATCCGGGTTTGTATGGTTCAATAATCGACGTGTATCCTTCGGCATATATTTGGCATACAGGTTGGCAGCATATCCACCAAAAAACACCGCACCCTGATAAACCAACGAATTACGCACTGTATAAAAAATCCGGTCAGATAACTCCTTGTTTCGAATATTCTGCATTCCCCGCTGGAAATTCACTTTCTTACAATCCACCAAAGGTTTTATAGGGTAGAATTTATTCAGCAAAATAAGACGTTTCAGCACCTTTTCCCAGCGACTTACATCACCCGCAGGGCGAGAAAGTTCTAAATACATGGACATACGCAAATAGTCCGGTGGGGCATACCTTATACCTGCACGGAGAATGGAATCATGCTGTATGGCTGCAAACAATTCAGGATGCATTTCGGTAATATCCGCCACGGGCACGAAATTGACATATACCTTAAATGTGCCATAATGCACCCCCGATTTCGCCTCAATATCCGTAAATCCCTCCTGCGCATAAATATCCGCGAGTTCTTTGGCATCCTCCGCAGCATTGGGCGAAAAGAAATCGTAGTCGGGGACTTCATATTCGCGGTTATAGAATTGCGCGTTCTTGGGCAAAATATTGTTTATGGCCGTTCCACCATAACAAACGAGTTTTTTGTGAATCAGGAATTTCTCCACGATTGTAATGATTTTCAATATATCCGCCGACAACGCGATTTTTTGGCCCTGGAGTTTTTCGCTCTCGTCCACTGCATGTCTCAGCACCGCAATTTCACATTCCTCAAATGTCATGGAATCATTGCAATGTTCATTATGATATTTTGTTCCGGTCATATATTCCTATATATCTTATATGACCGAAAATTACATACGTTTATTTACTTCTCCGCATAGTCATATTGCGTCGTGGCACAAAGTTCTTCCCATATTCAATTGCACGTAGCAATCTCAACTGACTCTGTGCATTTTTGAGCGAAGTACACTTGGCGAAAATACGCGCGGCCTTGCCGGTTCGTTTGTTTTTGGGTTTGTATACCCTATAACAATTCTTTCCTGGCATTTTGCGTGTACGAAATGGCATTTTTATATTATGAGGGTGTATAAATTTGTTCTAAATAGTGGGTGTGATTCACTGTTTAAATACAGGCGGTGCACACTTCTGAAAAATATATATTTGTATGATTGAAAATACAAATATATCAGCCCACTATGAGAATTGAACTCATGACCTCCAGTTTACAAGACTGGTGCTCTACCACTAAGCTAAGTGGGCACTGTATATAATTTAACTTAAATAAATATAATCGTCCGTTATTGACGCACTTTTCTAGTATATGGTACACCCATAGCGAGTGCGTACAAATACCGGAAAACAAACACTACTACTTGGTCTATTAAACTAATCCATGTAGGATATGTGATTGCTACAAGTATTATCGCTACTTTTATGTATCTAGGCATTGCTAAAATAGTTGGCGACTTCGAGAAAAAGAACAACATCGCCGTAAGTAATAGACAGGACAAATAAAACAAAATATACAACCAGTAGTTCACTGTTGATATTGTGTATGTCTTTGCCTGTTTGTATTTCATTTGCTGAACATCTTTTTGAATATCTTCCTGTTTATTTCCTACTAACTGCGAGTATAAGTCTTTTAGTTGGGCGTTTTCATTGATTTGTGCAAATAAGTCTTCGTTTTCAGATATTGTGTTTACAATATCAGTGCATGTGGTATATGGGTCATAACCAGAACCAGAACCAATCTCAGAACCAGCGACGGTCTCAGAGTCAGCAACGGCCTCATAGTCGGACCCAGACCCGGACCCAGAACCAGACCCGGACCCAGAACCAGACCCAGACCCAGACCCAGACCCATACAGTTCGCTACATAATTTAATTAATTCGTTTTTATCTATAAAAGGCATTTACCCATATAGAATGTATCTGGAAATTTCATTATAAAAATGCGTACTGCGTTGTCTCGGAGGGTGCAAATGGTGAAACTGCATTTGCACGTTGTCCTTCCATGGTTGTCATTCCCTGGCGAGGAACACATTTTTTCGCGGTTTCATCGTATGTGGTACCCACACTACAGCATCCAGAACCACCACAATCCTCAACTTGGGCTGCATCTAACAGATTTCCTTTCGCAGCAGCATCAGCAGCGGCAGCAGCAGCAGCAGAATCGGATGGGGCAATTGCAGGCGCTGGAAGGTTCAATGTATCGTAATCAACTTTATCACGTCCCATAATCTTCTGCACAGCGTAAATCACATAAATGATTACTCCCGCAATTATCAAAATGATAAGCAAATCAAATACAATGGACGGAATAAAGGTTAGCATAGGTTTCAAAAACGAGAGTAGTAATAATACGCCTAAAAAGATACAAACCATCAACATCATATTGGAATAATCCTGGGTTCTTTTGCGCACACTATCATTTAGAGCAACTTGTCTACTTTTAGCTAAAGCAGCATCATTGACTAATGAAGTTTGGTCGCTCAGCAATTGTTGTTCATTATTCACATACTCCGAAAATTGGTTTCCCGCATCAAGCAGGTTTGCCAAATTAGGAGCATATAAATATTGATAATTCGCACTTCCATTTCCTAAAGTGGTCAAATAACCAAGGTCTGTTACAGTTGTATCATTCGACATAGTATTATTGTTTATATATACAAAATCAATAGACAATAATATTTTTAGCGTAAAGATAATGCCACTATCGCTGAAATAGCAAATGTCGTCGCAGCAATAGACCCAACAACTAACAGATTGTTATATTGCATTTTTAATTCATTGCTGTCCGCTTCTAGACCGCTTACTGTGGTTTGATTTGTGTTTGGATGTACTAAATTATACAAGTCCATTGCATCATCGTAGGATACACCATTACTGTTATCATACTCGACAACCTTTCTACCATTAACCCCATTCTTCGTTTCCGCAGTGGCTGTTAATGTACCAAGTGAACCACTTAGTACCGAAAATAAATTGTTCGACTCATTTACTAAACTGGACCTTCCACCCCAGCCAGCAATCCGACCGGCTGCCGCAGCTGCCGCCTCTTGCGTCGTAGCACCCTCCACGAAATTCTCTTTACCGCCCATATACTTCTGTTTGAAATCACTGTATTTCATGTTCTGGATATTTGTCAATTCTGTCTGTGAGTCAATAATGGGTTGGTAAGCGTTTCCTAACGAATAATTGCTCGCATTTAATCTTGGCATGATACCTTTATCGTCTGCTTGTGTTCTTATATATAATGAAGATGTTATATTCTGTGGAGGCGCCGATACATTTGTAGCTAAAGATACCTGTCCAAAGGCAGGCTGTTTCGTAGTATAATAGCACGAATTCTTTACACTCTTAGGATTCCTTTTATCCTGCACAAAGAATGCCTGAGATGCGCCCTTTTCCGCTGCTAGTTTCTTACAGTCATCCTCATTCTTAACATCTACGCGTGTTAAATTGGCCGGGTTTGTCGGATACAAGTTTCCAAACCTACTCCAGTGTAATGCGGGCTTAAACACGATATCATTGAAAAAATTATTCTTTTCACGCGTAATTGGCTGCACTGTATTTATATCTTTATTAAATGCACTATATCGGTTGTTATATGGCAAAATATTCAAGTTATATGCGTTTATACCATCTACACTCGTTGTAGGGTAGGTTGCAGTTTTACTACACTTTGGGTTTTCGACATAGCCATATACAATCATTTTGTTTCCGTTCAGCGCAACTTTGTAATATCCGGATTGACTGTACAATGGCGTGGCAGCAGACAGTGTTTGGCTACTTCCGCCGCTTCCGTTATTGTTAGACGCGGATGTTATTAAAGCGGACAACCACACCGGATTGGCACGCGGCACAAGTCCGGGGAAGTTTCGGTCAACCACTGTGTTTCCGATATTGAGACGAAACCCATTTACGTCTTTCCCTTTTATCTTAAACACCTTGTCCACAATACTGATTGTCTGGCTTAGTTTTGGTGCTGCTGTCTCAAACAAACTCACGGATATATATCGTTTGTCCTCCGTCATTTTGTTAGTGGAAATGGAATAACAGTCAGCGCCGTTCTTGCCGGTAGATAATGCATACATGTATTTATTCATGACATAGGGAGCATTATTTTCTATAAGGGTATACAGGCCAATCACATCCTGTGGGTTGGAGGATTCCACAACCATTCGTAGTTTGTCAATGGTTGGTTTGACTGGCGTATTAGTAGCGGTACTATTAGTATTTTGTGTGGTACTTGACGACCTTAGACAAACATGAATACGTATCGGCACAATTTCATTGTTCTGCACCGTTGTGCTTTCTCGAGAGTTGTTTGGTATATAATTTAATATCGCTGCCGTTCTGAACCACGTTCTTAGCACATATTTTCCTTGGTCAAGATTGGAGACGCTTACTTTGATGTTGGTCGAGTTTCCACCTGTTTTCACGATGACATAGCCAAATAGTTCAACAGAGTAGTCCGTCAAAGGTGGTAACGTCGCTTCGATATTCTTAGAAGTACCAGCCGGGGGCGTAAAATTGAGAAAGAACGCATTGTCAAATAAACTGCTTACTTCCTTGCTGTTCGGCATAGTATATGCACCGGTGAACGCTTGGGTGTTTACAAACGGGATGTCATACGAGTTTAACGTTCTATAAGACAACCCATTTCTGGCCTTCATTTTGCGCATTTGCATTTGTTGGTTATATTCATCGTAGTTCATAAAAGCGTTAAATTTGCACGAGGCCGCTGTTTGGTTTCCACTCGCGAACTGTTTAAATCCGGTTTTTGATATACATACTGGGTTTGTATCGTCTTCATATACTGAGGGCAAACTAAATACGTTGTGTATGTTTTTGGGTGTTTGGTTCATTACGTCTGTGTGGTGTTTTGCATATCCAGTATATCCATTTGTGGTAGTAGACGGCGTTTGGTTTTCGAAATTTTCCGATTTTAGTGATACTGTTGCCGCTTTTGCAGTACTGGATGAGATTAATTTTTTAATAAAATTGATGGAGCTATTGTCGTCGGACTTGGTGTTATCGTTTGAAAATAGATTGGTCGATTGACAACCAAACTTTTCCCGTTTTACGGTTGTTGCGTTTTTTGAAAAACTTGAAGCTAACTTATTAATGATATTAAGGGGGCTGTTAAATGGGGGTGGCTCTGTTTTCTTGGTCGAAGCGTTCTTAGTCGAAGCACTCTTAGTCGAAGCACTCTTAGTCGAAGCATTCTTGGTCGAAGCACTCTTAGTCGAAGCATTCTTGGTCGAAGTATTCTTGGTCGAAGCATTCTTGGCTGAATCATTCTTAGTCGAAGCGTTCTTGGCCGAAGCATTCTTGGCTGAATCATTCTTGGTCGAAGCACTCTTAGTCGAATCATTCTTGGTCGAATCATTCTTGGCAGGTTGAACATTTTTTTTCGCTACATTAATTTCTTCTTTCTTAGATGAATTATTCGCCACGTCCGAACCCTTCTTTGTCGTATTGTTGTCTTGTTTCTTAACCGGAGTATTCGCCTTATTATCAGTCGTGGTTGTAGGGGTATCCACCACAGCCTTATTAGGAGACACCGGCGGCGCAGAAGCAACCTTATCATCCTTCACAGACTTATTTGGTCTAGTATCAGGCGAAGAATTCGTGTTTGAAGTGGGTTTCGTAGAAGCCACCGGTGGTGTAGAACCAACCGGTTGTTTTGACGTATTTGCGCTCTTTGAATCTGCAAGGCCTTCTATGATTGTAGTACCCATAAGTTTTTCATACCCTACATGTTGTGTTTTATATGGTGTATAACTTGACGGGTTTAACATGAATTATTAATATATTATATATATATTAAAAACTAAGTATATCTAAAAACTAGTATCTCAAATGTATAAAGATAAAATAAAGTAATGATGTCGCTAAAATAGAGACCAATGTATTCATATAAATAGCATTCAACTGCTGACCCTTCTGTTCGTTTGATACTGTTCCTGGAACGTCATTTATATAATCCATTTTTGCCTTGATAAAATCTCTGGTTTTGAGCAGATTTTCATATTGGGCATAGTCAATCTCACTGTTATATCTGTTATAAAATACAATCTGTGGATATGTGGATTCTGTATATCTGGGGTTTGTACTACTAGCAGTAACAATAGCATCTGTATTATACTTTATAATTTTTTTAATTGCCTTAGAATAAAGATTAATGCTGGCAGTTTCAGTTGTAGTACCATTACCAACAGCACTTTTCAAATCAGTAAATGCGGCACTTTGTAATTCAAAAATCGTTTTACCTGCAGACCAAGCGTTGTCGTGGCCCGCGTTCTGTGCAGGATAATGAATACTATTGTCTCTGCTGGTATACTTAATTATATTACCTGAACTATTAAATCTAACATTTGTAATTGGTATATAATCAATCGTAGGAGGCATTGTATAATATAACTATACTATACAATATTATTATAAAGTTCGCACCTATTATAAATGAATAAAAGCCATATACAACAATGATACGACTGCAATTGCCACTAAAGTATTTGTATAAGTAGCATTGATAAACTGACTATGTTGTTCGTGGGTTAATGTGCCGGGAACACCATTTATATAGTCCAATTTGGCCTTGATATCATCTCTCGTCTTAATCAATTTTTCATATTCTGTGTAATCAATATCACCATTATATTGGTTGTAAAATACGACCTCGTAGTCGCCGGAACCATCGGAATTTTTGTTTTTTATGCCTTTATTG